GCTCGACCACAAGGCCCTGGGCAACATCGTCTTCAACGACCCGGAGAAGCGGCGACTGCTCAACTCGATCGTCCACCCGAGGATCGTCAACAGGACCCGAGCGCTGTTCGACGAGCTGCGGAGCCGGGGCGAGCACCTGGCCTGCTACGACGCGTCCCTCCTTGTCGAGAACGGCCTCGAGGAGGCCTTTCGTCCCATCGTTGTCGTCACCGTGCCCTACGACGTTCAGGTCGAGCGCATCATGAAACGAGACAACCTGACGTCGACGGAAGCCATCGCTCGCATCGTGTCGCAGGCTCCCCAGGCGCGCAAGGTGGCCAAGGCCGACATCATCATTAACAACGACAAGGACCTGCGTGAGCTCGAAGCACGCTCGCGCGCCGCGCTCGATGAAGTGTGTGCCAGGATCAACCGTAGGGTCCCGTAGCTCAGAGGCAGAGCAGCGCGATTTCAACCGCAGCGGCCGCGGGTTCAAATCCCGCCGGGATCACCAATATATCAATGTTCTTGTGGTTTTGAAACCGAGAACCGTTCTAAACTAGCCGGACATCGTTCTGGACACGCCCGCTGCGCGAGGCATGCTTCAAGATCCGAGAAGATCGAGGCGATCCCATCCCTCCTACATAGCTCTATCACCGCCGCCACGCGTACCATCGCTGGGGCGGCGTCTCTTACTTCTACCTGTGTGGTCCGATACACCTCGAAACGGAGCAGGAATACTTCATTCACTGGACCGGCGGCAGCATGCAGCACGAGCCCCGCCGCAGATGAACTCCCGGGCCATTCGAGATAGGATCACAGGATGAGCGATCCCAACCCCCGGTTCGTGGACCTGCCCACGGGCAAGCCTCACATCTCCTTTTCTGAGGTCCGCGACTGGAAAGAGTGCTCGTACCGACACAAGTTGAAGTACGTCATGAAGATCGAGTTGGGCCGACCCGGTCCCTTGCTCGACTTCGGCACCGCCGTCCACGCGGCCTGCGAAAACTTCCTGAAGACGCGGGTCATGGACCCCAAGATTGCCACGGACATGATCCGGAAGGTCTGGGCCAAGAACAGGGACCTTGAGGGTTTCGAGCCCGCCGGGCTCGACAAGTTCATCAAGGAGGCCGAGGACATCCTCGCTGACGTGCCCAAGTGGATGGAGGAGACGTTCCCGGACTGGGAGTTCATCGATGCCGAACACTACCTCTATGAACCCATCGACGGGCACCCCCACGCCTTCAAGGGCTTCATCGACGGCGTCCTCAGGTGCAAAGGCCCCAGGGGCAAGATCCTCGTTTGGTTGATCGATTGGAAGACTACGTCGTGGGGGTGGTCCGTCGACAAGAAGTCCGACGACATGGTCCGCGCTCAGCTGGTCCTCTACAAGAACTTCTGGTCGGCCAAGACGAACACCGATCCCAAGGACGTCCGCTGCGGCTTCGTCCTGCTCAAGCGCACTGCCAAGGCCGGACAACACTGTGAGCTGGTCACCACGTCGGTTGGCGACGTGACGACGAGGCGCTCGTTAAAGGTCGTCAACAACATGCTGACCAGCGTCAAGCGCGGCATTGCCCTGAAAAACCGGGCCTCGTGTACCTCCTGCGACTACAAGGACACCCCTCACTGTACCTGAGAGCGGACATTCGGGTTACAGGACGTTGCACCAGAATACGATAGGGCAAGACCATGGCAGATAAGAAAAAGATCCTGATGCTGTGCGATCACCCGCTCTCCACCTCAGGAGTGGGCACGCAGGCCAGGTGGTTGATCACCGGTCTCGTGGCGACAGGCAAGTACTCCTTCAAGGTGTTTGGCGGCGCTGTCAAGCACGATGACTACAACATCGTGACCGTCAACCCTGATTTCATCATCAAGCCTACCAACGGCTTCGGCGACAAGAACATGTTGCGGACGGCCCTGGCCCAGGAGCGGCCCGATATCCTGTTGCTGTTCACTGATCCGAGGTTCTTTATTTGGGTCTGGGAGATGGAGGATGAGGTCCACACCGTGTGTCCGATCGCCTACAATCATCTGTGGGACAACCCGCCTTGGCCTGAGTTCAACCGGGTGCTGTATGAATCGACAGACCTCATCAACTGCATCAACTACCCGACGTATGAGATGGTGCACCAACGGTTCCCGGAGAAGACCAACTACATCCCACATGCGGTGCCCAAGGACATCTTCTTTCCGATGCCACCGGGCGACGTGGCACGCATCAAATCGCAGATCCTGGGCCGCGAGCGGGCCGACCACTACGTCATCACCTTCGTCAGCCGCAATGCGCGGCGCAAGATGCCCAGCGACATAATCATCTCCTTCAAGCAGTTCCTTGTCGAGCTCGAAAAGCAGCATGGTCACCGCAGGTCGACGCTGGTGATGCACACCGACCCGATGGATCCCGAGGGGCCCAATCTGCACCACGTCATCGACATGCTCCACCTCAAGGACAATGTCGTGTTTTCCAAGGATCGGGTCGGCTTTCCGGAGATGAACTTCCTCTACAACTTCTCCGACGTCATCGTCAATCGATCGTGCAATGAAGGCTTCGGCCTGGGCACGCTGGAGGCGATGATGGCCGGCAAGCCCATCATCGCCCTGAAGACGGGAGGCCTGACGCGGCAGGTCGAGAACCACCGGACCGGTGAACAATACGGCATCGCCCTGGAACCCGAGGTCAGGACGCTAGTCGGAAACCAGATGGTCCCATACATCTATGAGGACTTTGTCTCACATGAAACGCTGGCCCGAGCGTTTATGACGGTCTACGAGTGGGGTCCAGAAAAGCGCGCCGAAGTCGGGCAACGTGCCCTGGATCACGCGCTCCAGGATTACGACATGGGCAACCTCATCAGTGAGTGGGATCGGACATTGATGAACCTGAGCGACACCTGGCGCAAGAATCACCAGCGCTGGACGAGGATTGAGCTATGACAGGGGAGTTCTCGCCATGAAGTCAGTCGTTCTCCGGGGACCCATTCTGACCCAATCAGGCTACGGCGTCCACGGCAGGCAGGTCGTCAAGTGGCTGCTGCGCCGGCCTGACATCGACGTCAGGTTCATTGCCACCCCTTGGGGTGATACCCCTTGGATCATCAACCCAGATGCCTGTGACGGCCTGGCGGGTAAGATCATGCAGCGCACCGCGGGCCCCAATGCTGCGGTGGGAACGGACGTATCGCTGCAATTGCAGCTGCCCAACGAGTGGGACCCAAAGTTGTCTCGGGTCAACGTGGGCATCACTGCGGCCGTCGAGACAGACAGGTGCCACCCCGATTGGATCGCGGCCTGCAATGCGATGCACTCCGTCATCGTGCCGTCACAGCACGTCAAGCAGTGCCTGTCCAACTCAGGCAACGTGACCAGGCCCATTATCGTCATCCCGGAGTCATACTCCGAGGCGTGCGCAGCGCCTGAGCTGCCGACGCTAGACGACTTTCCGACGCCGTTCAACTTCCTCGTCTTCGGCCAGCTGACCGGAAACAACCCAAACAGCGACAGGAAGAACACGTTCTTCACCATCAAGTGGCTGTGTGAGGCGTTCAAAAACGACAAGGACGTTGGTATCATCGTCAAGACCAACGCCGGCCGAAATTCCAAGATCGATCGCAACCTGGTCATCAACCTGATGAAGCAGCTGCTATCGGAAGTCAGGCGGGGTCCCAACCCAAGGTTCTACCTGCTGCACGGTGATATGAGCGACCAGGAGGTCGCCGCGCTGTACCGCCACAAGCAGGTCAAGGCGTTGGTCGCGTTGACCCGCGGCGAGGGCTACGGCCTGCCGATCCTAGAGGCCGCGGCATCGGGCCTGCCCGTCATCGCGACGGGGTGGTCAGGTCACCTCGACTTCCTGAAGCACGGCAAGTTCATCAGCGTGTATTACCAACTCGGCGAGCTGCACCCGTCCAGGGTCGACAACAAGATCTTCATGAAGGGAGCGCGTTGGGCCAACCCATCGGAGGAAGACTTCAAGAAGCGGGTACTCAAGTTCCGCGACAGCAGTTCCGTCCCAAAGGAATGGGCCCTCGACCTGCAGAAGAAGGTCGTCGACCTTTACAGCCACGAAAGGGTCTGCCAGCTGTACGATGCAGCCCTGAAAGAGGTGATCTGATATGGTCACGTACGGCATCCTCATCAACATCATCGTCATGATGGCGATCGCCCTGTTCTTCAGCGTCAAGCGAAACCTGGAACTCGACGATCGCTTCGATGAGCTGGGTGATCAGGTTGAGGAGTCGCTAGACATCCTCGATGACTGCTACCAACGAATCGCCAAAGTCACTGAGATACCGGTGACGTCGGACGACCCGGTGATCCAACAGCTGCTGTCGGACATCAAGTACACCAAGCATGCCATCCTGCTCGTTGCGAACAAGGTCGTGACCTTCGACAGGACCGAGGACGACGAACAGGAATAGCATGGCGTTCAAACGCAGGAAACAGGAACCAGTGGCGAGCCCGAAGGCGGCGCCTTCAGAAAAGGCACCCGTCGAAGAGCTGACGCCCGAGGAAAAGGAGGCGGCGGCCAAGGCTGCCAAGGCGCTACGCATGTACTTCAACGCGGACACGCAGGCGGCAATCGTTGCCTACCAACAGTCGTCAGACAAGAAAGACAGGGACAGGCTCTACATCAAGGAGATCATGCCTGCCTTTGAGAAGTTGGTCGAGAACCTGATCAACATCCACAAGTTCACCAGCCTGCACGACACCTACGACGACCTCAAGAACGATTGCGTCAACTTCCTGTTCGAGACCATCGGCAAGTTCGACGGTAACCGAGGCACCAACGCCTTCTCATACTTCAACGTCGTCGCCAAAAACTGGCTCATCATCAGGACCAAGCAGAAGTCCCAGCGCATCAAGCGCAGCGTCAGCCTGGACGATCCCGAGGCACTGTCGGTCAACGAGCAATGCATCATTGATGATTACAACATCATTCCCGCCCAAGACGAGCTGCTGATGAACGAACACGCGGCCCAGAGTGTCGTCAAGCTGCTCTACGAGATTCGCGCCAAGGTCAAGACGGAGAATGAGCTGGCATGCATCAACTCGATCATTACCATCTTTGAAAACATCGACGACATCGACCTGCTCAACAAGAGCGCCATCCTGCTCTACATGCGGGAGCTATCGGGCCTCAGTCCCAAGCAGCTGACGACGACAATGCAGACGATCAAGAAGCACTACCGTCGATTCAAGATGGACCCCAAGTTCAAGATCTTCTGAGAGGGCAACATGGCAGACGACGACAAGGCGACCGAGGGGCTGGTTGAGGTGGATAGCCGTGCAGTCGAGGAAAAGATCCGCGACTTCGGCGGACTGCTCGACCAGATCGAGTCGCTGACCGACAAGAAGAAGCAACTCTGGAAGGAGATTTACGAGAATGCCATCTCCGACAGGCAGAACGCCTACGTGATGTTCGCCAAACTCGTCAAAATCGCCCAGGACAAGAGCACCGAACACGCAGTCCACGGCAAGACCATCGCCACGTACATCGAGCGCATGTCACGTGCCAACGACCAGCTCATCAAGCTCGCCGAGCTCATTGCCAAGGCCGATCGCGCGGACGATGCGATAGATCCTGAGGAGATGTTCGAGCGCATCAATAGCGATAAGAAGCGCTGAACCCGACAGATAGGCATAGGCGCGATGACGAATGAACACTTTAAGCCAGGCAGGTACTTTGCCGAAGGCAACGCGCTAGAGATCCAAAAACAGCGATCAGCCTATGAACACGGCGCCCGGGGCGAACTACCCTTGTTCTATCGCTTCATCGTCCTTGAAACGGTCTTTGATCCGACCATCATCGACGCCAATAAGATCGCCTATTTTGAGCACTCCCTACAGGTGTCAAACATTCACCTGGCCAGAATCTTGCCCAGGAACACCATAATTGCCCGTCGTGTCATGACACCTGGGACTACGGCGGCAAGCCCGGCAATGTTCCTGTTTCCGTTCTTTCCTCCCGCACTGTCGTTGCCATGCCAACCAGGTGAACACGTTTGGGTCATGTTTGAGAACCCAACCGGAACCAAGAATGACCTGGGCTACTGGATGTGCCGCATCGTCGAACCTGGTTTTGCAGAAGACGCTAACCATACCCATCCGCCCAGGGCCTTGGATCCCAGTTTCAATCCAGGAATCAAGGACCAATTTGAGGGTACCGATACGCCCAAGTACGAATTCCGCAACGGTCGCGCGGACGAACGCGATGGCAACCGCTACACCGTTGGGGAAACGGTGATGCTACCTGGCGAAGAAGACGCATATGAAAAGCTGTTGACCGACACCGACGGCAACAAACTGGCAGTACTCGAACCCGTGCCCCGCTACCGCAAGCGCCCGTGCGACGTAGCGTTCGAGGGGTCCAACAACACGCTGATCGTGTTGGGCCGCGATCGCACAGGCGCCGCCGCAAAGTTCAAGGTCGATGAAGTGTCGAAGGCAAAGGTCGTTGACGCGTTGCCCGCGGCCGACGACCCCAAACCTGGTGCCGGAGCCATCGACATCGTGGTGGGCCGCGGTCAGACCGACATCACCCTGGGCAAGGAGGTCGACAGCACCACCATCGCTGGCGGTTTGACGGGAAACAAGGAGCTAGGAAAGTCGGCGAAGGAGCTCGTTGAGGGCGAAGGTGACCCCGACTTCCTGGCGGACCGCAGCCGCATCTACATTGCCCAACGCACCAAGGTCGACACCAACTTTGGCCTCAACGTCAACAATTCCGACCTGGGCACCGGCACCTTCCAGGGTAAGGCTGCCTTCGGCGGCGACGAGCGCAACAAGCTGGAGGATTCGACCGAGGGTGACGGCGCCATCGTCATCAAGTCAGACAAGGTCAGGCTGATCGCTCGCTCTGATCTAGAGATCGTCGTCACGGGCTACCTCGAGCGCGACGCCAAGGGCAGGATGGTCGAGGACTCGAAGGGCGACAGTTGGGCGATCCTGGCGATCAAGGCCAACGGTGACATCGTCTTCAAGCCCGCGGCAAAGGGCTACATCAAGCTGGGAGGCGATGACGCCGACAAGGGTGTGGTCTGCAGCGACATTCCCGTGGTGGCTGCCGACGGCGGCATCAGTGGGCCGCCACTAACGACGACGATGGGCGGCCAGTTTGCCGGAGCCAAGCCCGCAGGCGCGGGCGATAACGGTCCGGCCCTCGCGGCGTCACAGGCCAAGTACTCCAACAAGGTCCTGATAAAATAGTCTGACGGAATAGTATTCGATCATGCCCGAGGGACCTGGCTGCCAAGTAGACGCCGGCATCATCGACGAGCAGTGCAAGCTCACGCCCAAGGCGAAGAAGAAGTTCATCCAGCAGGTGAAGGATGAGCTGTTGTTCGGTACCGACAACTTGCCGGTGCCGCCTCTGTTCCCGTGCGGCGATCCGGTGCCGCCGAATCCCTTCGCCGACCTGCTAGACCTGGAGAACGAGCAGAAATTCCCGGACTTCCACAAGAACATCCTGGGGTCGTACCAGAAGATCGCATGCGCCCTCAACCTGAAGTCCGACTTCAAGCTGCTGCCCATTTGCTGCCCGATCTCGCTGGCCTTCAAGTTGGGCGTCAACATCAAGATCGACTTTCCATCCGGGTTCATCCCGTTCATGATCCCCAACCCACCGCTGCTGGCGTTGAAATTGAAGATCATGCCGCCACCCAAGCTCATCGCCAAGTTTCCGGGCCTGCCGGCCATTCCACCCCCGCTGCCCAAGTTCGATATCCCGCCTGCCATCAAGATCCCCGACTTCAAGACGTTGTTCGACTTCTCGCTGGCATTCGCATTGGGAATCCCGAAGTTCCTGGCCGAGCTGGTGCTGCAGATCCCGAAATTGGCGCTGAAGCTGCCCAACCTGCCCGAGCTGTTCAAACTGATCTGCGACATCGCCTTCAAGTCGAACCTGTTCGGCAGCATCCTGCCCGACTCGATCGTGCAGATCGTGACGACCAAGGTGTTGATCACCAAGGTCGTCGAGATGGTCTTCATCGCTGCCATCGGCACCACGTTGGGCTCGTCGCCCGGCGGCATCACCGGCGGCGTAGGCAAGTTCCTGGGCTACGACCCGCCGCCCGAGGAGCCCGAGGATCCCTCGCCCACGATCCGCGACAAGATCATCGAGCACGCCGACAGGCTCATCGACACGGGCTACGGTCAGGGCAGCTCAAAGCAGGACACCTACGCACAGAACCTGCTTCTTGTCGAGTACTCGGAACCGCAGCAACCGTCGCCGCCCGGCGACAAGCGTGCCTTGGGAAAGGCCAAGACGTTGGCCATCCTGAAGGAAACTTCATCGTGCGGACTCGTCGCCCGCGCATGTCTGGCCAACGCAGGGGCGAGCTACGTGTACAACAACAAGGTCGACACTAGTAAGCAGGACCCCAGCGTCAACCTGTACTACGACTTCTTCCTCGACAGGTACCAGACGGGCACCGCTATCGCAGGCATCTACGGCGCCGCCAAGGCCAAGGGTGCTCTGATCCCGTACACCTCGGGTGATCTGCCCGCCCTCAAGAAGGGCGACATCATCATCGTTGAGGCACGGGGAAATCCAGGCAAGGAACACGTCATCGTGCTCTACAAGGACTACAATCCGGGCAGCCTGACGATGACGACCGTCGAAGGCGGCCAACCCGACTCGGGCAACGGGGGCAAGCCCACCATGGTAAGAAAGAAGGAATATATCAACTCCAAAACGGTGACCAAGGGCTCCGACAAGTACAGCATGTACATCGCCGCCAACAATCAGATCTACATTGCCGGGCGCACGGTGTTGGCCTTGATTGACAGCGAGAAGCTAGTTACTGACCAGAGAGGGGCCAGCATGTCAAAGTCGAACGGTGGCATTCCAACCTCGGTTGCCAGCGACGGCCCGGGTTTCGGCTTTCAGGAAGAGGTATAGTGGGCACGTTCAGCTTCAAGAGCTCCGGCAAGACGCAGGAGCAGCAGTTCATCGAGACGGTGACCAAGACTGTCGTCCCGATTGGCATCAAGACCCCCCTGCGCTTGGGCGAGCAGGACGGCATCTTCGCGATGCACACGTCGCTGATCGACCAGGTCCACGACAACCTGCGCAACCTGTTGCAGACCAACTGGGGCGAGCACCTGGGCATCTACGACTTCGGCGCCAACCTGCGCCCGCTGGTCACTGAGTTCGCCACGCAGGACGACTTCGATGCCCAAGCGGTCCAGCGAATCAGTGCCGCCGTGTCCCGTTGGATGCCTTTTGTCAGCCTAGAGGACTTCCTGTCAGAGGTCGACAGGACAGAGAACAGAAACACCGCGGTCATCAAGATCACCGTCACGTACACCGTGCCGGCCTTGCAGGCCGGCAAGCGCGCCCTACAGGTGACCTTGTACGTCATCTGACGACGATACTTAACGAACCGGAGCACCGCAACGCATGGCCCTCAAGCGCGACGACCTGAAAGAAGTCAGGCAGCGAAAATACCTCGCCAAGGACTTTGACGCGCTCAGGGCTCAGCTCCTGGAGTACGCCAGGCTGTACTACCCCGACCGGATCAAGGATTTCTCCGAGACGTCGATGGGAGGCCTGTTGCTCGACTTCGCCGCATACACGGGCGATGTCCTATCGTTCTACCTCGATCACCAGTACGGCGAGCTCAACTTTGACACCGCCGTCGAGACCCCTAACATCGAGCGGGCACTGCGCAACTCGGGCGTGCCCATCGTCGGTGCCTCACCAGCCCTGGCACCCGTGACGATTTTTGTCCAAGTGCCGGCCGAGAAGGTCCAAAACGTCATCGGGCCCGCCGTCTCCGCTTTGCCCATCGTCCAGGCGGGATCGATCTTTGCCGCCGACAACGGCGTCGAATTCATCCTGTTGGAGGACGTTGACTTCAACAAGAAGCGTTCCGACGGCAGCTACCTCGCCCAGATTCGGGTGGGCCAGAAGACAACGAACGGCACGCCGACGACATTCATCCTGGCGTACCACGGCCTGTGCATCTCGGGCAAGGAGGCGACGGAGAACGTCGCCGTCGGCAAGGACTTCATTCCGTTCAGGAGGATCACCCTCGCCAACGCCAACGTGTCGGAGATCACTTCGATCAACGATAGCTTCGGAAACATCTATTACCAGGTCGCCTCCCTGAGCCACGACGTTGTCTACCGCAACGTCCTCAACACCGCCAAGGACAACGACCTGGTTAAGGACGCCATCAAGGTGATCCCGGCGCCCTTCAGGTACACCGCTGAGGTCGACCTGGCGACCCGCAGGACGACACTGACGTTCGGCGGCGGCAACGCCAACACCCTAGAGGACGACGTCATCCCGGATCCGTCGGATTTTGCCATCGCCTTTCCGTATTCCAGGACGTTCTCGAGGATCCCCGTCAATCCCCAACAGCTGCTTCAGACCAAGACCCTGGGCGTCGCGGCGACCGACACCACGCTGCAGATCAACTACCGCTACGGCGGCGGCCTCAATCACAACGTGCCCGTGGGCAGCATCAGGACGGTGAAGACGATCAAGGTCTTCTTCCCGGGCAATCCCTCGGCGGCGGTGGCTGCCAACGTCAAGGGCAACATCGAGGTCACCAACAAGATCGTTGCCTCGGGTGGCGAGGACGCGCCCACCACCGACGAACTCAAGGCATTGATTCCCGCCGTCAGAAATGCCCAGGAGAGGATCGTCTCCCGTGAGGACCTGCTGGCCCGGATCTACACCCTGCCGTCCAACTTCGGACGTGTCTTCAGGGCGGCTATCAGGTCAAACCCGAACAACCCACTGGCGACGCAGCTATTCATCGTGTCGCGCGATCCGAATTCCAAGCTCATCATCTCCCCTGACACCCTGAAGCGCAACATCCGCGCATTCCTGAACCCGTACAGGATGATCTCGGATGCCATCGACGTCCTGGACGCTCGGGTCATCAACCTGACCCTGACGTTCGACGTGCTGATCGACCCGGCGTTGAACCGCAGTGTCGTGTTGCAGAGCGTGCTGACCAAGCTGCAGACGTTCTTCAACATCAAGAATTTCCACATTGACCAGCCCATCGTCATCTCGGACGTCGTCAATAACATCTTCACCGTGCCGGGCATCGTGTCCGTCAACAACATGACGTTCAACAACATCACTGGCAAGCTGAACAACCGCACGTACAGCAACGAGACGTTCGACGTCGGTGCCAACACCCGCCAAGGCATCATCTTCCCGACCCCGGGCGCGATCTTCGAGATCAGGTTCCCAGAGTTTGACATCGTCGGAAAGGCAGCGGTCTGACATGTACAAGGTCCTCAGGCCCGATCGGGACGCCTACATCACTAACCGCGTCATCAAGGGGGAGCGTTCATATTCTGCCAACGTCGGTGCCGCGGGCTCGCTGGACCTTTTCAAGCTCTACGGCAACACCTTGTCGGGCAGCGTCCCCAATATTGAACTGTCGAGGCTGTTGGTTCACTATGACCTGCAGCCGCTACGTGACCTGGTCACCGCGAAGAGGATCGACCCGGGCAATCCCAGCTTCAGCTGCACGCTGAAGCTGTTCGACGTCTTCGGTGGACAGCCCACGCCCGCGGGCTTCACCGTCGTGGTCCACCCGCTCTCCCGGTCATTCGAGGAAGGCCTGGGCCGCGATGTGGTGTACTACGCCGACCGCGACGTTTGCAATTTTCTGACCGGGTCTGAGGCCCAAGGACCGTGGTTGCTCTCAGGCTGTGCCTTGGGCGGTGGCCTGCCCGGCAGCGTCGACTACATCACCGCGTCCACCGCGGTCGCAGGAGGTGCCAGCCTGCGGGGTTCGCAACTGTTCACCACGGGCGAAGAGAACCTCGAGATCGACATCACGCTAGCAGTGTCGGCAACGTTGGCAGGATTCCTGCCCGACGAGGGTTTTCGCGTGGCCCTGGACCCGTCGCACGAGGCCGACCTGAAGACGTACTTCGTCAAGCGCTTTGCCTCGCGCACGGCCTACAACGAGGACAAGCACCCACGCCTGATCGTCAAATTTGACGACTCGATCCAGGATGACAGCCAGGCACTGTTCCTCGACTCGCCCAGTTACCTGTTCTTGTTCAACTACGTGAGGCGGGCGCCCGCCAACCTGACCAGCGGGTCGGCCCTCACCCCCATCACCGGGTCGAACAGCTTGATCCTGAAGTTGGCGACCGAGGTGTCGGGCGGTTGGTACACCCTGGCGTTCACCGGCTCGCAGCACACGCGAGGCATCTTTCCTGTCGACGGCGTCTACTCCGCGTCGGTCAACCTGTCATCGACCGACGCGGTCCTCGCCACCAAGTTGGCGCAGTCGGGTTCAATCAAGCTAATACCCATCTGGGGCTCGCTCGACAGCACTGTCACCTACCTGACGGGTTCGGCGATCACTGCGTATGCCGCTGAGCGTGGACCGTCGACGACCAACAAGCGCTTCGTGGTGACCATCAGCGGGCTGCGTGACAGTCACTTTACCAACGAAGAGACCGTCCTTCGCGTTCACCTGTTTGACATCACCGCGCCCATCGTCAAGGCGTCGCGGCTGCCGGTCGAACTGCCTGGTTCGGTCGTCAGAGACGTTCACTGGCAGGTTCGGGACGAGGTCACAGGCCTCATTGAGATCCCGTTCGATACTGCCAAGAACTCTACGAGGCTCTCGAGCGACGCCAGCGGCATGTACTTCAAGCTCGACATGTCCAACCTAACTCGTGATAGATCATACGTGATCGACATCCTCATCGTAACGGGTGACAACCGGCAGGTCTACAAGTCGGCCTCACCCGTCTTCCGCGTCTCTGACTTGAGGTAAGGTAGTCGGAGGCGTCGCCGCGCGCGATACCTAAACTAAGACCTCATGACGACGAAGAAGCCCTCGCCGTACGTCCCGTCGTTCCTGAAAGCGGCGCTAGAGGGCGCACGCCCCCTGCAGCTGACGTTCAGCGAGGTGAAGGACACCAACATCATGAGCACGTCGTCGTTCATCTACGACGCGACGGATGCTCCTCTGAAGTCAACGCAGCAGCTCAACGTCGACTGGTCGAGGTTCGAGAATCACACCTTCTTCATGTCGGCGGAAGCCAAGGTCAACCTGGCCTTCGAGCAGATCATCAACGGCTTTCCGTTCGACGGCACCCGCGCCGAGACGGAGGCCTTCTTCGAGAAGATGACGGGCTTCGATCGCTGGGTCTTTGACAACTTCCCGAAGTTTCACGGCCAGCTCATGTTCTCGGGCAGCCAGGTCGGTGAGGTATCGCCTACCGCGGGCTCATACATCGTCATCAAGGACGCGGCCGGATCATTATATCCAGAGCTATCGAAGACGACGACTGGCGGTTCGGTCCTCAACCCCAGGGGCACGTCGCTCAGTGTCGAGATGCAGTTGTACCTGCCCCTCACGGCGACGGTGGGCACGCAGGTCGTCTTCCAGAAGCTGAGCGGCAGCACCCAGGGCTTCTCAATGTACCTGGTACCGACCACGTCAACGTCGAGCGTCGAGGCACGCTTCAGCGTCGTCTCGGGCGCGTTCTCGTTGACGGTCCCCGCAATGCTCGACAAGGGCCGGTTCAATCACGTCTGTGTGACGTTGAACCGTGAGACGGGAGCACACTACCTAGAGTTCTTCAAGGAGTCGAAGACGGCTGCCGTCACCAAGTCACGCTATGCATTCGGTGACTTCGATATCGATGCATCAGACTTCATCATCGGCAGCGGCACCACGCTGACCCTAGGCGGTGTCGTCGTTACCCCCGAACAGACGCTGACGGGGACCATCGATGAATTCCGTGTCTTTCACAGCGCCCGTTCAGCCGACCTGCAGCTGCAGTTCGCCGCCAAGGCGATCTTCGCCCAACCCGACCTCAAGCTCTATTACCGCTTCAACGAGCCGCCTCCGCCGCTCGCGACCAACACGTTCGATCAGGCACATTCCATCGTCATCGACAGCTCGGGCAACTCGCTCCACGCGCTGATCAGCAATTTCTTCCAGCCAGCCAGTAGCAGCGTGGCGATCAGCATCAGCAGCAATCCAAACGTCCGGGGCGCGCCTGAGCCCAACCACCTCGTCGTCAGCAGCAGCCTCGACGGCGTCAGCAGCAGCATCGAGGGCTCGGGCATCGTCTACTACACCACGTCGACGTACCACTACGCCCTGGGCCACGAGCTGCGGCAAGACGCCGCGCTCGATCCGACAAGCCAGGTCATCTATGAAAAACAGGAGAGCGTTCCCGTCCTGTTCCCGGCCCACCCAGGCGTCGTCGACCTCAACGCCAGGCTGCTCTCGAGCGCCACGCTGTACGACAAGGCGAACCCGAACCTGATCACCAGGCTGGTGCCCCAGCACTACCTGTTGGAGGGCACGTTGTTCGATGGCTTCGAGGAACCCGAAGGTGGCAGCGGCACGCCCTACGGCGGCAGCGGCATCCCAGGACAGGGTAAACTGAGCAGCGTCCAACTGTTCCTGTCGCTGCTGTACATCTGGGCCCGCTTCTTCGACGAGATGAAGCTCTACGTTGACGTGTTCAGCTCGCTGCGGACGGTGAGCTACGACCTCAACACCAGCATGCCCAACAACTTCCTCAGGGACCTGGTGCGACAGTACGGCTTCCACATGCCGCCCCTGTTCAACGATTCCACGCTGAAACAGTACATCCACGCCGAGAACGTGGGTCAGGAGATCAGCACCAGCGAGACGCCGCTCAAGCACGTCCAAAATGAACTGTTACGACGCATCCTGATCAACCTGCCCGACGTGCTCAGATCGAAGGGCACCCAACACAGCATCAAGGTCTTCCTCCGCGCCGTCGGCGTGGACCCGGAAAACAGCGTCAGGCTCCGCGAGTTCGGCGGCCCGACAACGAGGCAGCTGTCGTACACCCGCGAGAACAAGCGCGAGGTCGGGACGATGGTGGAGTTCATCACCTCATCGCTGGCGGTGTCGCCCTACCTGACGGCCTCGCGTTACGAGCCCGGGTTCCCGGAGATCGATGGAACCTTCGTCCAGCAGGACAAGTTTCCTCCCAACGGCATCAGCGACAACCCGAACGACGGCCTGCTGACGTCAGGTTCCTGGACGGTCGAGTCGATCGTCAAGTACACGCCGTTCCACATCAAGTCGATGACCAGCGCGACGCAGAGCCTGGCCCGCCTGTGCGTCACCGGGTCGATGTCGGGCGGCCTGGGCCTGGTTGCCAACCTGCTGGCGGTGTCGTCATCGACGGACCCCAAACTCATCCTGTACCTGCGCCCGGGCACCAACGAGGCCAGCCCGCTGCTCCACATGTCGATGAGCATCCCGAACAATGCCATCTTTGACGGCGACAAGTGGAACGTGTCGTTCGGCTGCGTCCGCAACGATGCCATCGGCTCGCGGGTGTCGTCGTCGTACTTCCTGAGGTTGGGCACCCAGAACAATGGCGAGCTCGAGCACTTCCAGACGACAGCGTCGTTCTTCAATGAACTGATCACATCGGAGTCAAACAGCTTCCGGATGGTGAGCTCCAGCTTCAACCACTCGGGCACCTTCCTGGCCGTCGGCGAGAATAATCCGATCCCCACGGGCACTGGCAACGGTTACCTCTACCTCAATGACACCTCCATGAGCGATCCTGAGGCACGAGTGGTGGCCTTCACCGGAATGCAGTCGCACCTCAGGTTCTGGTCCAAGGCCTTGACAGAGGTCGAGTGGGCCGAACACGTCAGGAACCCGCGCTCGTTGGGCGTCCAGGACCCGCTGGTCAACTACAACTTCGTCACGACGCGTAGCGGCTCCTTCGAAAAGGTCCGCATGGACTCTTTCGACAAACAGGACACCCGCCGCGCCATCGCCACTGCCAGCATCGGCCCACTGGGGACCATCACCTTCCTCGACTTCAGCCTCAACGGCATGCACATGACGGGCAGCGGCTTCCCCATCGACAAGGACTGCATCAGGGGCGAGCTGTACGACCTCAGCTACCTGTCTCCCTACTTCGATGAGGCGACGACCAACGAGAAGATCAGGCTGCGCAGCTTCCTGAACCAGGACCTGGTCAACGCGACGCCTTGGGCCCAGGTCGCTCCCGTCTACGAGATCGTCAAGAGCGAGCAGCCGACAGACGACGTCAGGTTCTCGATCGAGTTTTCGCTGATTGACGCGTTGAACCGCGACATCATCACCCTATTCGCCACGCTGGACGCCATCGACAACGCGCTCGGCGCGCCTGAGCTCGTCTTCTCACCCGACTACCCCGACCTGGACAGGCTACGCAACGTCTACTTCAACCGCATCCGCGAGAAGCTCAACTTCAAGGCCTTCTTCGAATTCTTCAGGTGGTTCGACACGTCGATCGGCACCTTCATCGAGCAGCTGATCCCGAGGAAGACCAATTTTAGGGGGACCAACTTCGTCATCGAGTCTCACATGCTCGAGCGACACAAGCTGGAGTACCTGTTCAGCGAGATATATTTGGGCGAATCAGATCGAAATCGCATCCGTGATGTTCTACTGTTACAACAGGTGGCAGGATCCATCCGCAAATATTAATCGGTCGGATATACGTATGTCACGTGCGGTTCATCTACATGTTGCAGAATCTGGTCAACGGTAAGGTCTACGTAGGCCAAACCAAAAGTCCACCAAAACGTAAGGCAACACACTTCTACAACGCAAGGAGGGGTATTGCTCGTCCGCTCTACGCTGCAATTCGTAAATACGGCGTCGAGAATTTCTCCTTTGAGGTGCTCGAAGAGTGCATTGACGAAGTGGTCAATGACCGAGAGCAGCATTGGGTCGCTCACTTCGACTCGTTCAATCCTGAGAAGGGGTACAATTTGACGAACGGAGGAAACCAACTTCTTGAATTCTCAGAAGAAGTTGTGCAAAGAATGCGTGATCATCACGTAGGCATGAAAGGTCGTCATCATACCGATGAAGCCAAGAGAAAGATACGTGAGGCACGCCTACGTTGTACTGAACCGACTGAAGAAACTCGACAGAAGTTGAGTGCCGCCGCAAAAACGCGCAAAGGCGAACGCAGCGCTATGTTTGGTAGGCGCGGTGAAAACAGTCCTCTATTTGGTCGAAAACATACCGTTGAATCTCGCCAGAAAATGAGCCAAGCTCGGAAACTCTACTGGCAACGTCGCCGTGAGAATAGCTGATGCCATCGCTCGACTTCTTCCGCAACATCCACCAAGAAGACCCGTTCTTCTTCGACGAGGGCCCGAAGCCCATCGCCTCGAAGCCGTCGTTCGTCTCGGGGACGTTCCACAACACCAGCAGCATCGAAACCATCCAGATCGACGGTTACCGCCAGGGCGTCGAGCTGACGCAGCAGAAGCACTTCGACGCCGGCATCGCCAAGATCCACGCGGGCGAGCCTGGCCACGTCCTCCGTCGCAACCGCTACGGCATGGACAAGAACTTCAGGAACGACCCGAGGTTCGAGGAGCTCGATTACTTCAACCCGGAGAAGTTCCTGAGGGCGCAGGAGCTCGACTCGCCGCTCGTCTTCAACATCATCACGTTCCCGATTATCACCAGCGACAATGACCAGATCGAGAACTTCCTGTTCGACGGCGTCATCGAGCCCTTCACCATCAGGGCCCGGGCGTCATTCTTCAGCATCGACGTGCCCTTCGAGGCGCACGAAGTCAAAGGCGCCGTCATGGCGGGCAACACCGACACCACGTGGGCGTCGGAGCTGGTGCAGACGGTCTACCTCTACGACCTACAGCAGCAACTGCCCTTCCTCGACCAGTACGCCGATGCCGTCGCCTTCGCTGAACAGCAGGCGGGCCAGGGCCATGCCTCGACGATCGTCGGTTTCTTTCGCCACGACAAGCCCAAAATCGCGCCCTTCAGCGACGCCAGGTTTCCACGAAACGTGGTGCTGTCGACCAACTACGACCCGGCGATGGACGCCGCGTTGAGCCTGATGTCGGGCTCCACCGACGGCTACATCAACCTCGCCATCGGCAAGCGCTCCGCGACCTCGGGATGGGATTACGATAGCAACGAGGGAGTAGGTACTGATTCCCTGGCCTTCGGAGGCATGGTCTACTGATGGGAGCGACACCCAAGTCACTGAGGCAGCCGCCGCCGCGCAGATTCGAGAACTACATCCTGACGAGGGTGACGTCGCCGTTCGTCAACCTGGTCAACATTCCCGACCAGCTGTTCTCCCCCGCGGGCACCGCCGGCGCGGGCTACGCCGACGATCCGGTGTCGGCACCCATTGACATCGGATTCGACTTTCAGATCGACAACATCACCTACAAGAAGTTCGTCGCCTGCAGCAACGGCTGGATGGTGCTCGTTGACCCCACCACCGGGACCTTCAACTCGTCCGAGGTCCTCGATAGCTCCGTCTGGGTCAATTCGGCGATCAAGGTCACCTTCACGTCCAAGGCGGTGCTGCTCGCGCCGTGGTTCGACGACCTGCGCAACATGGCCAACGACGCTCAACAGGTCGTCAGCACGTACGGCCAGACGAAGGTCAATCGCATCAA